GAGTTTCTATACAAATCTAAATTAGGGCCAGAGTTAGCATCTGCATCTGTACTAGTAAGCGTCAGATTATTAGAGTTATCATCAACAGTAATAGTAATACCGTCATCAAAGTCTACTACGCTTGGTGAAATTTTAGTTATTGACATTTATGTTTCTCCTTTAAGCAACTAAGTAGCCTGAAAAGTTGTTGACCGTACTAGATGGTACATCCATTTGTGCTGCACCTTCATATTGTGAAATTTTAATTAGGGCAGTATCAGACGCATCCATGTCTGCTAAAACAGCGGATTGAAAGTTATATCTAGTTGGATCTGTGTCAAAAACTCTAGGATCATAAAGTTGATCATAATTTCTATTACTTGTTGCTATTCTGATTCTTATATACTGAGCATCCATGTCTGCATCGTTAACATAAATGTTTGTCATTAATTGATATTTACCTGTGACAGGAGCAGTAAAAGTATAGGTACTAGTGTTGTAGTCACTATTTTGATCATAATATTCACCACCAAACGCTACTGTTATTTCTGACGCATCAGTGGGAATGTTAGTATTTGCTGCATTGGTATAAGCACTAAACGCTGGCTGTGATGGCATGGTGACGTGACCATCATTATCAATAGTAAGCTTAGTCATTGAATCAGCGATGGCAGTTTCACCATTTCCTACGCCAATTTTCACACCGCCTTTATTTGTAGCAATATCATAGCCACCAATAAATCCATAAAATTTACTAGTTGAATTTCCATGAAATCCTAAAAAAGCCCCATCACCAGCGGAGTCTGCAACAGATGTAAGCCTTGCTACTTCATCAAAGCCACCACCACCATGAGTTACATGAAATAAAGCACTTGGGTCAGCCCCTATACCTACCTGATCGTTACCTCCATTAACAAACAACATATTAGCATTGCCATTACTTTCTATGCGAAAATCTACATCCGCTGAAGATTCATTAACGGTAACTGCTCCATCAAGGTTGGCTAGTTCTACTGGTACTGTTGTCAACGCCATAGTTTCTTCTCCCTGTTAAAGGCTACTAGCCTCATCACGCTCTTTGCGTGTTTTATAATCATCTCTGCCAGTTACCAAGGTTACAAAGTCTGCTTGGTTTGATGGAATTGGATCTGTGAAGCTATCGTCGTTCATGAGCTTTGTTGTCCACTCAGACTGCATACGCTTCCAGCAATTATTTTGTTTGCCAGTTACTGCATCCTCTATCCATGTTTTAATGTCTAGCAAATCATTGTTCATGATTGCTTGCATTGTGTCGTTAATTGTTATTTCTACTTTAAGATCTGCCATGTTTTATCTCCTTTAAGATAGGTTATTTCGCCTTTAGTTTAATAATGTGACTGATATGTAGCTAAGTGCTATTAAATCTGCTGTAGCAGTTCCGCTACCCCCCGGAAGAAGTTTAAAAAGAACAGTGTCGCTTGCATCCATATCTACAACTCCTGAAAAAGGAAAAGTCCAATACGCAGCAGAACCAGTTAAAACACTAGTATCATAAATTGAATAGTAAGTATTATTTGAAGTAACAACATAAAGTTGGTGGTAATCATGTGCATTATTTAAATTGTTTACCCAAACATTTGCACAAACTAAATATTTACCAGTTACAGGGGCAGTAAAAGTATTAGTACTTGTATTAAAATCACTATTCTGATCAAATCTTTCAGTATCAAAATCTAATGTTGTTAGGCTTCCTATGTCTGATTGTGCAGTAGCTGTTACACCAGCACTAGACTGCTTTGGCATGGTGACGTGGCCGTTAGCATCTACACGAAAAGCAGCAGCACCTGAAGTCCATAATTCTAGATTGTCATTTGTATTGTCGTAAGCAACTATTCCTT